TAGACCGAGAATTACATTCATTTCATAATTTGAAGTAATAGAATTATCCGTCAGGTTAGTTAATCTACTGCAAATAAAATAAGGCCCCCGATTATTCGGAGGCCTTTTTGTATTACCATTCTTTAATTGTGTACACGACCGTACCGCCACGAACGCCCGTGCCGTCGGTGTGTATAATTCCTTCAATACGTCCTGCCTGATAGCCGATTGACAAGTACGGCTTACCGTCGATGTACGTTCCCCCGGCTTTGATTTTATGGTTGTTACGCAAGTTGATTTTATAAACGTCAACTTTCTGTTTTTCTTCGTCAACTGTGACGACCGTTCTATCCGACTTCGCTCGTGCGGCTTTTGGGATCTGACTATCGTTCTTCCGTATAGCCTGTTCCGTCTTGTCGGCTGCTGTAGTCAAATTCGGTGCGGTTACATAATATGACACGTTCGGTCTTGTCGTTCCGTCGTGAATCCGTTCGATTTTCGTTACAATTTCGCTCGCTTCACGGTCGGAAACGTGTAAATCTTTTTTTACCGAATTTTTGTCCGCTGTATCCGAAAAACGCATTCGTGTAGGCTCGTCTGACGGCTGTTTTACGTGGTGTACGGCAAAGTATATGCCGAACAGACAAAGCCCAGTCAGAACGCAAAATAAGGCTAGTTTCAGCCATTTGCCTGTTTTTTCGTCATTGAAAGGTTGGAAATACATCAATTCACCGCCTTTTATTGCTCGTACATGACATTTTCATCGACGTTCACGCCATCGACGTTACCGGATTCAGAATATTGCCATATCTTTATGTTCGAATTCGGTTTGTCGAGTTGCAAGTCGTTTCGGCTAGAATACTGTGCGACCCACAACGGCACATAATTCGGAAGGCTGTCAATGTTCATACCGTTCATGAACATATCATAGCTTCCATACAATCCGACGTACTTACCTGCGGCGTTCATGCGATTCACCCACGCCATAACGACGGAAGTCAATTCGCCAGCACCAAGGCTCCGCTGTGCTTCGGTTTCAACATCAAGCCAAATACCCGCCGACAAGTCTACCCCGTCGAGATACGTATCCATAGTCGATAACAGCCATTCCGCTTCTGCTTCGGCTTCTTCGATAGTAGTTGCCTTGGAGTAGTAATATACACCGAGCTCCATGCCGTTCGCTTTGGCTTCGTTAATATTATGTATGAATAAATCATCGATATTGTGGCTGTTCCCCGTATATCCGATACGGCAGATGCAGAAGTCATAACCGAGTATCTTAGCCCGTTCGAAGTCTAAACCCTCTTGCCAAGTGGATACATCTATACCGTATTTCATTTTCGTCCTTCCCCTCTTTCGCTTGTGTTCGGCAACTGTTGCCGCTGTGGTTCTTCCAATCGGTCCGGGATTCCGTTTCCGTCTTTATCGACCCACAACGCCAAGAATCCGACCAGTGCAGTCAGTACAGACGGTATGAAGATATGGTCGATAATATTAATGCCGACGCTTATAAGCCGTCCCCTGTCGTCGTCAACATAGCCACTGACGAAGGTCAGAATGTACGTCACGACAACCAATAAGATAGGGACTAGCATAATCAATACTAGTCCCCTCGTTGCAATGACCCCAGTCGGATGAATCCCGGCTACTCTCGCCGACTGGAACGCCTTCTTGAGTGAGTTAATAACTTGTTCCTTCATCGCTTCTCTCCGTGTAACTCGTTCCGCAAGTCGTTGATTCTAGACTCCAATACGTCAACCCGTCCGACAAGCTGAAGATGACGCTGTGCCTGTTGGATTCGGTCTTGCCGAGATAATCGAATTTCTTCTTTTAATTCCTTCAGTGTCTCGATTAGAGTATCGTACTTAGTCGTGATGAATTTTATGTCGTTTTCGCGGTCTTTTTTGATATTCTCCAACATCGGCGATATACCGAAATAATATATTGCTCCGCATATGCTGCTGACAATTCCGACAACAGTACCGACGCTCTCAAGCGTAAAACTCCATGTCCACATGCCTAGCCTTCGCTTTCTGCGGTTTTATCGCCTAACACGTCAAGAATTAAGTTGTGGATACAGTCTTCTGTAGGGCAACGACCGTTGTCTAAGAGTTCCAAGCCGCAATATTCACAATAGTACTTAACGGGAACGTTCGAATAGTCGACTGATGCCTTGTTTAATTCGTCCATTATTTTACCCCCTTGATTGCGATTGCCATTTCCGCGGTTAACTTCTTATACTGTGCTTGAATATCCGTATAAGCCGCACCAATTAAAGCACGTTGAAGAATTGCGTCTTTTAATCGTTGAAAACGCGGTTCATACTCTGCTTTGATGGCTGCTATTTCGTCGCTCTTGTTCCGAGATTCGTCCGGAATGAAAAAGCGATCGCCGTCATACCACTTACCAGATGTAAATTCATTCTGCATGTCGTCGCCGCCTTGGTACATGTTTGCTTCAGGATATTCCGTTGCGGCTTTTTTCTTTAATTCCTCAACAGTCGAGCCGTGAATCCCCACTACATACGACGTAATGCGTTCACCTGTCGGCTTTACTATAAATACATATTCCATGATGGTCTCCTTCCTAGACAATGCCCACGACTAACAATTGTGCTTGCCGATTCGCGTTCGTGCCATGTACTTTGACGCGTGTGCCGCCGATTGCTTCCGTTCCGTATGAGTAACTTCCGACGCCTGTATCAGTCGCTTGCATGGTGAGAATTTGCGACACTGCTACAGGCAATGCCCATCCGTCCGAGCCGTAATACTTCTGATTGCCCTGAATAACGACATTGCCGAACAACTGACCGAAGCAAATGTACCATGCGTTAGGATTCGTGAAGCTGTACCGAACGCCGAGCGTTGAAAGTGTTTCCGTTCCTAACGCCTTTACAACATCTTTGCCGTCCTTAATCTTCAGCCCCGCAAGCAAGGTCTTTACGAGTTGTAAAGTCGGTGCCTTGGCTTGTGTGTCGGACCGGTCTACGTTCGTAATCATATTGTTAAGCTGTGTGATGACGGCTTGGAAGCGGCTTTCGTGTGCGTCTGCCGCCACGTCGTGTGCCTTTAAATCAGCCTGAGTAATGTATGTACCGTCCTGATGAACGAAGGTAATATTGCTCGCGTTGCCGATTTTGGTTCGTATCTTGTAAATTTCGCTGTCAATGGGCGTATTCTTGTCAGGTATGTACCCTACTTGATTACCCCCGTTCGTGTATGAATACATGACCTCTTCGCCGCCGTCAATCTTGGCGAACAAGGCTACTTCTTTAGGGAAAAAACCTTCTTCTACGGTGCTGTTGGATAGTGTCGCCGTTATCATGTACTGCCCGTCTCCATCTTTTACCGCCGAGCTTACGGGCAATGTCATCTTCGGACTGATAACGTTAGTCATTTGACTGATGTTCTTGCCGCTGTCGTCACCGTTGCCGACTACAACCTTAGTAAACACCACTGCTTTTTTTGTCGCGATTGACTCTGCCAGAAGGTTATACCCTTTAGCTGTGATTATATTACGCGGATATTGACTTGCCATATATTGCTCCTTCCTAACCCACACTATTAACTACGTGGCCGACTTTAACCCATACACCGCCGTATAAGTCTGCCGTATCCATGTCAGCGTTCACACCTACCGACGGTTCTATAATCGTCGTATTTCTACGGCTTACCCATACCGCCGCCGAGATACCGCCTTTTACGTCGTGAACGTCTGCGATTGATATGCCGATATGTGACGGTTTCACAATGGCGAGGTTCTGCCGTATCTGATTGACAGCGTACACGAACGACGAGTTACTGAACTCTAGCTTTAACAAACCATCTTCAAACTTTACTTCCACATCGTCGAGAACGAAGGTTTTTACTATCGCTTTTATCTTCTCAAGCGTACATTTGCCGCTGTTATTCCATAACATTTGCACAATCTGCCGTCGCTGGTCTACCGAGCCTTTAGGACTTATGCCTAAATCTTTTTCATACACTCTTAGCCCTCTAGCTCCGACCGCGTCGAAAAAGCCATTATCGAGCAGTTCATCGAGTACCCCGTCAATGTCTTGTAATTGCAATCCCGCCGCTTGGTACAGTTCTCTAACCCATGGGTCATTACGGTATATTTTGTTTATCGCTTTTAGTGCGTACTCTTTGAAATCCGTTCTAGTCATTGAGTGTCACCTCAACCGTGCCGAGGGTTGCGACCTTTTCAACAGTAAGCGGTATCTTCGTCGCTTGTCCATTCACCGTGACCGCTTCATAATCCGTTACGCCCTGAACCCCTAGAACAATATTACTAATCTGTGCAACGGATACATACGGTTGCTTGAAGGCGATCGCCTTGAGATACTCCGTAATTGAAGCGGTTATGGCTGCCGTAATTGATGACTTAGTAGCGGTTGGTGTGTGTGATACGCCTGTGACTGTGATATTAATCGGAACAGCCGCAGCACTCACCACCGTACAATACGCTCCGACGGGTGCTTGTCCTGCTCCGATTCCCTTGCTGTCAGGGTCGATATATTCCTGTACCCTCTTCACAAGAGTCGAGTCCGCAGGCTGTCTGTCGGAGTTAATTATGACCACTTTTACGGTATTGTTCCCGTTCCACAAGCCTATTACATTCGCTTCGCCGACTCCTTCGACCTCTTTCGCCCACCTCTTGTAGTGATAGTCGTTGCCGCTTGTCGCGGGTTCTCTAAGTTCTTCGTAATACCGTTCTCTCAAGTCATTGTCGCTTTCTTCATTTTCGCCGTTAATTGTCGGCTCATCGTTAATGATTGAGTTAATACCGGGTATCGTAATCGGCATTTGCGTAATTGTCCCCTTAGGCACATTGCCAACCGCTCCCGTCTGCATACATTGAATACGCACCGTATCACCCTTGGCCACGTCTTTAGATTCAAGTGATTCATACTGTATTCCGCTTTCAGACTCGAACAAGTCGCCTTGATGTACCGTGCCGCTTCCATCGACAATCCGAATACTGCCGATAGCTTTCGTCGCTTTGCGTCGCTGTGTTCCCTTTCTCTGAAATGCGATACGGCTTAATTCCTCGCCTGTGAGGTTATTAACGTCTTGCTTTCGTTCGATTTCCTCGCATTTCTTCCATAATTCAAGCAAAGCGAACGCTTCGCCCCGTGTTAAGTCATACGTCGGAAAGCCTTCGGTCTTCTGGTAGGCATTGTCGATATTCTCAAGCATTGTGTTATGAATCTTGTCTACACTATATTCCGAGTTCATAATCGATTTTCACCTCTTCTCCCGTATGCGTAACTACCGTAAAATAAAAAATCCCCGCATTGAAGTTCCAGTCCTTCACGACCGCAACGCACGGTACTTTATTCATAATCCCTTCTGTAATTCGCCGCTTTACCTCTGATACTTGGTATGCTCTAGGCAATCTGTATCCGAGAAGGTGCCGCAAGTCGAGTCCGAAGGAATCGGAGTATATCATATACTTTTTTAGTTCTGTTCGTATGAACAGCTCAATCCATTGCTTAATCGCTTCTATTTGGGTATCTTCTACGTTCCTACCGTCCTTGAATATGAAGCGGTGAGTCCTGTAGTCGAACGCAAACGACCGCCCTACTTTGTGTTGTGAGTTGGTCGCCGTCGCCGTCGATTGGATTGAGTTTGTGAAGTTGTAATCCTTCGGAAACATTTAGACTCCTTCCTTCACTACATCAATAATAAAAAAATGTTGCTCGTTCTCATCAGGAATAACCAGCACTTTATCGCCCGTCTTCCATAATTCGTTAAGTACGATTTTCCCCTCACCTTGTGCCGAATACCCTGAATTACTTCCAGCCTGACAACCGTTGTGCGTCATCTGCCCTGAATGGCGATAAGCATAAGTCGTAATGTGGTGAAGAAGCGAGAAACACACGTACCCGTTTGTGTTGTCAATCATGAATTTGCCGTCCTTGATTGCAACCTTCCACGGTGATGTGCTGATCACCTCACCGAGTACCGCACCTATGCGTATCGGATTGGTGCGGCTCTTTAATTCCTTGGCTATCGTGCCATGCCATTCTTCCATACTCTCACCCCTTACGACATTCGTATAATCTTCGACGGCGATTCGCCGTTATGCCATGCGTAATTTGCGTCGCTATAAAAGGTTGCGTGACCTTGACTTGAAGAGTTGCCGAAGCAACCGCCCGCACCGTCTGCAATAACTACATGCTGATTGTCTCCGTATATGAGCAAATCGCCTTTCTTGGCATATCCGTCGAACGATTCGACTTTGTACCCCGCCGCTTCCGCATGACTTGCCAGCACGTCTACGTTGTTCGTACCGATATCCGCTTCATGTTTTAAAAACGGATTATAGTACGACCCCGCCTTTACCGCTACATCAACGCACCCGTTATCCGTGTATACACTTTCATACCCGTTCAGTGCGTTCATCCCTGCGTCTACCTGTGCGGCATTCGCCGTACTGCTCACGGCGTTCGGCGCTGCGGTTGTGGTAGTCGTTGTAGTGTATTTACTTGTGTCAGGCTCTGGAACGACCCTTTGCAAGTCAAGTGTCATCGTGTGATTAACTCCGTAAGCGTGCTTACAGTTGGTTACGGTGAACTTATCGTGTATATTGACCGTGTTATCATCGATGATGATGATTCTGCCGCTTCGCACTGTGTCATCTCCGAGAAGTGTCACGTTGAGTTTCTCGCCGACCTTGTTTAAGTCTTGAATTGTTTTTTTTGCAATTTGTGCGGTTTGTGCTTGTTTTTTGTCGTCGACCTTCACAATCTTGCGAATTAAGCCGTACTTCTTTACGCTCTCATCGTCTTGGATTGTCGACTTCACGGAAGCGGCTTTCTCCTTACTTGAGATTGCCACGATACTATTCCGCATTTCTTCCATTGACAGGTCACGGGAATAATTACTGATAGGGTCGGTGATAACGTCCTTCAAGACCAATTCTTTATAGTCCTCTACATGGATTTTCCCGTCCCTGTACTCCAGTCGGTACTTATTGCCCGTTTCGTCGGTCGCTTGCTTGATAATATCCTGTATGACCTCACTCACGGGCTGACCCTGATAGACCTTTTTTATACTGGTCTTGATATCGGCGACGTTACCGAGCGGTACGTCATTCTCGCTACATACCTTTTTAATTGCTTCCGTTCCGCTTATACCGTTGAATTGGATTTCAATCTCCGACTTATTCAGATAGAAGCAGTAATCGAAACATGTGTAGCTATACTTGCTCGCTCCGCTCTGTTTCTCGCTTACAATGATACCTTGAAATATGGGTACCTCTTCCGGTTCTTCGTTAAGCGTCACGGTTGCACTCTTACGGTTGTTGCTTTTTTGATTGCTAAATTCAACCTTGCCGCCAATCTTGAGCCGTTGACCGCTCATATTCACATCAAACGGGTTATCGACAAGGTCAAAACTAAACTCTTGTCCGAGTGTATCGATACTGTCGGAGCGTTGATAATTGTTCGTGTACGCCGTAATCTCACGGGTTTCCGTCGTGTCCTTGCCTTCTTTATCCTTCTCAACGTTGGTGTATTGCAATTTCATCAGTGCATTACCCCTATTTCTTTATTTTCGCCGCCTGTAGTCGACTGCGTCTGCGTTGAAGTGTTAGTGTATACGTACTCTTCAATACTGATTGTCGCTTTAATATCGCCGACTTTGTCTAGTGAATGGGAAAGGTCGTTTATAACGCAAGGCATGTTCAGTATCTCATTGCCGTCGGACTGTATAATGCATATCCGTACAACCGCTTTCATGGCTCTTTGTGCCTTAAAGAACTGTAAACACGCTTGCCCGTCTGTGCCGTTGCCGCGAATGAACGAATACGACTTATTGACAGGTAAAAGAATATTTTCAAAGGTTAACGACCGAAGCCCCACGGGTCCGATGAGTTTAATATCACCCCGTAATCCGTTGAATGTTTCGTTATTCTGCGGCTCATTTATCGTCGGCAACGGATTCGGAACAACAGGTAACGTAATATATTCATTGGTCAATTCCGAGTGGAATACGATATCTGTAGACGGCTTACGTTCGGTGTAGTCCAGTATCTTGCCTACCAGTCCATGACTAAGCTTATCGGCGTACCGCGTCGCTCTACTTATTGCCGTATGTTCAAGCTCCGCTTTCTTCGCCTGTAGGCGTTGAGTCATTATCTTTCTTGCATTGTCTGTAAAATTCATCGTCTCACCGCCTACATGTTATTCATAGCAAGCATTATCTTCTCTGTTATATGCTTGCCGCATTCATTCATGAACGCTTCGTTGCCGATAACATTGCCCTGTATCGTCATGTTAACGGTTACACCACCGCCGCTGTTAGCAAGCTGTTTCATGCTCTCATCGTGCGGAATGACTTGCGATCCGTTCGGCAAGTTGATAATTTCGCCGCGTTGGTTTTCGTTAACATAAGTCAAGCCACCTTGCCAGTATTCCGTCCCCGTCGCATTGCCGTTGCCGACCAGTTTGCCTACAGTACCGTTAATAATCGCACTGCCTGTATCGCGTATGCCCTGTATTGCGTCAGCCGCCCATTGTAGTTTGTCTTGCACCCAATTCAGCACGCCTTCAGCAACATTGCGGATAATATCAAAGTACCCCGTGAAGATTTGCACAAGACCAGAAAAAGCTAAATCCCAGTTACCTGTAAATACCCCTGTTAAGAAGTCTGTAATGCCGTTGAATATCTGCGTAACGTCATCAAGAATAGGGCGAAGCGTTGTAATTATGCTCTCATACAAGTCCGAGATTAAAGCGGATACGCGGTCAATAAAGCCAGTAACGGTGCTTACTATACCGTCCCATGTTTCAGATATAAATTCTGATACCGCCGTCCATACTTCTATCGCGACTTCCTTTATCTCGTCCCAGTGAGTAACAAGTAAATAAATCCCAGCTACTACCGCCATGATTGCAATCAATATAGGATTCGCCGACAGTACCGCAACAATAACGCGTACAACCTTTATCACGCTTATTAATCCACCCGTAATACCCTTGATTAGCGGCATGAGTTTGCTTATTCCGTTGAACGCCACAAAGCCGCCAGCAACCGCCTTGAGAACAGGCACGAGGAAACCGAGGTTGTCAGCACACCAACGTATCACCTTGCCGAGCGATGAAATGATGAATTTCACTTCGTTCATGGCACTGGATAAGCCTTCTTGTATGCTGTCTTTGTTTTCGTTTATGACTTCTGCTATCCACGTGAACGCACCGCTGAACAGTCCGAATATGTCCTGTATAACGGGTGCGATAATCGGCATGATGGTGCTTGCCATGTCAATAAACGCTTTCTGCATAGGTAGCAAGCCTTTGCCTATCGTCGCCATGAGTGCCGCCTGTTGGTTCTTCATTCGCTTCAACTGCCCGTCAGGCGTGTTCGCCAATATCTCATTTTGCTTGCTGAACGTGCCGTTTACTACCTCATTGATAGTTGCAAGTCGTTCCGCTTCCGTCCCGTTCTTGATTATTAACTTTTGTGCTTCGGTAAGCGGTATTTTCATCTTAGTGAGTCCCGCAACATCGCCGTTAAAGGCTCGCCCTATCGCTTGTGACGCAAGTTGAGCGTCCTCTGCCGTGGCGTTAATGCCGAACTTCCCAGCGACTAAGTTAGTCAGGGCTTCGGATAAGTCATTGACCTTATCGACGGGTACATTCCATTTATTTAATTCTGTGTATCCCGCTCGTATCGTTCCCGCCGAGATGACTCCGACTTTCCCCCACTGTGCCGCGTAATCATTCAGTTGCTTTTGTGCTGCGTCGATGGAAGCGGCTGACTTGTCGTATAGGCTGTTGTTATTGGCGATACTGTTGCGGAGAACGGTCTGCGACAACTCTGCCGCCTTAGCTACGTCTAGTGCCTTCTTGCCGTACTCGACAATCGCACCGACTCCCGCAAACGCTCCGAGTCCCGTCATCGCAAGTCCCATTTTACCGATACTGCCCGCAATGCCGAGGAATTTATTATTAATCCCGTTACCGAAGTTGTTCAATCGGTTACGCATTGCCGTCAACTTTCGTTCTGTGTCTTTAGTCGTGTTGCCGACTTGCCGCATAGGTGCGGTAAATCTATCTTTTAAGGACAAAAGGACGTTAATACTCTTTGCCATTTACACTCCTTTCTATATCTTCAATGTCGAGCTCAAAGCAAGCTATATAAAACGCTTTTTCTGTCGCGGTAAGCTTAAGTAATGAAGATATGTTGTGACCCTTTCGGATATAATAACGGAACATTGATAACTCTCTGTCCCGCTTAATTACTTTTTTAACTCTTCAACCGGGTTATTAATTCCGTACATAGCAAGGATTGCTTCGCCGATTGTCGTAATATCTTCCACACTGTCATTCAAGACTTTATACACAACATCTGTAGGTTCGGCACATTCGTACTTTGCCTGTAATTCCTTGCTTTTAAACAACGGAACGCAGTTGTAAATGAGTTGTACCATTGAATCCATGACCACGGAAAGCGTCATATCGTCTTTCTTAATATCGTCCATAAGTCTAAGAACAGTCGGAAGCGGTTGCTTGACGATTGTAATCTCGCCGCCTAAGCCTTTTACGTATACTTCTTTGCTCTGAAAGCCTTCAGCCATTTTACGACTCAATAAATCTTCTAGTTTGATTTTCTTCAATTCAGATCACCTCATAAAAGAAGCGGACGGGGTTTCCCCCGCCCTACTTAATTACAGAATATAGTCAAGATAGTTGTAATCCGCGAATTTAAACGGATAGGATTCTTCTTGAACTTTCTTGTTTTCAAACGAATGTGCCAACTCATCAAGCGTCACGCCCGTAAGCTCAATGCGTTCAGCCCCGTTTACGTCAGGGTCGGTAATCTTCGATACAATCTTGATATCAGGCACAGACCCGTTCTTGATTTTCCCTGCAATCTTTTGAGCGACGCGGCTATCAATCTTATGAAGTACGATTGTCCCGGCACCTTCGAACCCTACAAGGCGTTGGTGTACGCCCATTTCACCGTTAATGTCTACCGCTTCATACTTAAGCGATATTTTGGCTTCAAAACTCTTAACATTCGCGTATAATTCGCCGTCAATCCAAACCTTACCGAATTGACCGCGGAGAATCTGGTTGTGAATTTCCTTGTTATTCGCCATGATTTACCCCCTATTCCATAGTAATCTGGAAGCTCAAATCTTCCATTGCGTCAAGGATTTTAATCTTGGCTGCCAAAAATACAGTAGACTTAAAACTCATCTTCTTGACCTTGTCTTCGTCCCAGTCTTCCGCTTCTGTCTTGCCGACGGAAAGCCATGCGTCCCTCTGATTTTCAACGTCAACAAAGGCATGGTTGTCATATTCAGGGTCGAGAACTTCCCCGTTTACGACTTTCGTCAACGACTTAAAGTAAGAGTTGACCGCGGAGATGAACAAGTACTGATTATCAAGATGATTCTTATACTTGCCTACATAGTATTCTTTGAATGTCGTGTATAAATCTTCGAGCATTAAGTCCATAGACTCAACGATGATGATTTTCCGCATGTCTTCAGTATCCGTAGAAGTGAAGCTTGTAAGCGTATTTACGCCACGACCAACGCGGACAACGTTGTCTTCATCGTCATTAATGAGAAGAAGCCAGCCCTCATCAGTCCACTTATTCGCGTCTTTTTCATTCGTAATGAACGAATTGTCTACATAGTCGAGGTCTTCCAATTCGTAATACGTGATACTGCGGTTCATCGGAAGGTTAGCCAAGATAGACACGATACGCGGTAAGTAGTCCGTCATTTTTACATTGGTCTTGCTGTCAGCGTCAGCTTCATGCACGTACTGACCTTTCATATTAACGACGTGCTTATCATCCGCAACCACCACATTAGCGACTAAGCACTTGACTTTTCTACCTTTGCTGATGACGTTACGGCTCTTAGTGTACGAAACTAAGTCCGTTTGCCATTCGGCGACGGTTGTGCAAGCCCAGTTGTATTTGATTCTGTCGATGACTTGCTTGATATCGGCAAATGCCGTTGTTTTGCTAGGTACGTGCAGCACTACGATTTTATTCACGTTCACGTAAAAGCACCGTTTCAAGAGTTTAATCGTATCTGCGTTGTACTTTTTATCCGTAATATCGGCTTCGAACTTAAAAATGTCATAGCCGATTTCGGTTTGTTTGTCGTCTTTCAAGATAATCAATGCCGTTCCACGTTCAGAACGTTTTACGGCCGATACTGCTTTTTGCAAGAAAACAATATCGATGTTCGGTAACCCAATTGCCATTGTGTACCCCTTTCATAATAAAAAATACCCGTATATGACGGGTCTTAGTGGTCTTGCTGTCCGTTGACTTCGAGTTCTTGCATGTATTCGCCTTCGGGTTCGGGTCTGCGTTGCCAGATATCAACGTTGAAGTTGACTATATAGGTCATATCCCCTTTGTTAATCGTTTCGATAATATCATCAGGCGTAAGGCTGTACCCGTCTGTAATCGGTACGGGTGCCGCCAGTAACTCGCGTATCTTCTCACGGGCTTCGAGTAGCCGAAGGTATCCAACTTCCCGCTTCTCATTGAAGTAGTATATGTACATATTCAATGAGTCTCCGCGAATTTCTTGCCCTATATCTTCATTGCGGAAGTCTACAATCTCAATGAAGAAGGAAGGACGCTCAAAGCCTTCTGATATATCGCGGTCGTTCACGTCACACCCCAATAAGTCGCGGCACTGTACCGTAAACGCCCTTATTATGTCTACTGCTGTTATCATTAGCCGAGTCCTTTCTCATTCAACATCTTATCAATAAATTCTTCCGCAAGCTCATAGTATTCAGGCGGGAATGAATTGCGGGCCTTACCCATTATGTTCTTTCCCCGTACGAACGCTTCGCCCGTATTCCCTACGATTAACTTTGGCTTGCCTTGTGCCTTATGCCCTAACATTACATGACCGTGTTCGACAAGCCATGCATGTGGTGCGGTATTCTTGACCCGTACTTGCCACTCGTCTTTTCCGTACTTATACGCTCTATCACGCTTTAGCCCCTTAATGAGGTTCTTCGTTCCCGTTTTCGTTTCCTTCTTATAAGCCGTTCTGGCCCTTGCCTTCAGCTTGTTCCCGGCTCGTTGCAAGAAGTTTTTCGTATCCTTTGGAAACTGATTCGCCGCGAGGTCTAACAGGTCATGTGATAATTCGCTGAGTCCTTCGTACTGTACGTCGATACTCATATTACGACCTCTGTGAAGATTTCGAGCCGCTCATGATTGAGGTACGGGTCCATGGTATAGAGTATGTTATACCGCTTTCCGTCGATGATTAGCCACATATCAGGCGTAATGTCATCGCGGTAACGGCATACTATCTTGTGCGTAGTCTTGGAAAGTGTCGTATCGGCGGCACGTCCGTTGAGTAGGCTCCCCGTCTGCGGCAGCACTCCGCACCACACGCGCCCGATGACTGTATCTTCTATAGGGTACTGTCCCAGTTCGTTCATCGTCGCACTCTTGCGATTAGCATGAATTTCCGCTTCATGTTGTAACAGACTGCTAAGCCTACCCTTACGATACATGGCTGCACCCCTCTATCAGGTTCATCGAGTACTTATCAAGAATAGCTTGAGTAGTCGGATTTACGACCGCGTTTTCTACCGCTGTATACGTCCTATTGTCGTAGAACTCCGCACACAACGCCAGTACGGCAAGCGTCATGTCCTCATACTCGTCAAGAGCCTGTTCCGTGAGTCCTGTATACGAAGAACAATAGGCGATCGCCCCGCGAATGGTCATATCAAGAATGTTCGAAGTCGACGGCGATACGTCAGCACGTATGAAACTTGCGACTGTATCCCTATTTAATTCGCTTACCTTCATACATGTCACCGCCTTTCATTGAAGCGGGGCATTGTCGCCCCGCCCAACCTGTTATCATTACGCCATTTTAAGTACTGCAATTCGTTGCTGGTCAACGATTTTGCCGTCTACTTCAACATATCCAGCTACGCCAACCGCATACTGCGTTGCAAAACGTTCTTGCAAGATTGTAATTTCGGCACTGTCCCCACTGATTTTTGTTGCATAGCCCATGAGGTCAGCGAATACAACTACCGCTTTTTTCGTTGCTACGTCGGGCATGTTGTCAGATTCGAACACGGGGCGACCCAAGAGCGTGTAACCGAACGCACCCGTAATGTCTTTGTTGAGCAAATACTGCCCTTGACCGTCTTTCAACTTCGCACACGCCGCAAACGTTTTCGGGCTCATGATAAAGCAACCGTTGCCGCGGTACTGTTGAGGTACTTTAAGCTGTAAATCGATGAGGTCATCGGCCGTTACTGCCGTTGCACCCGCAGCCGTTACGACTTGTTTGCCGTTCAATAAGCCTTCAATCTTGGTCGTGCCGTTAATCATTTCACCTTCCAAGAATTGAGCAATAGAGTCGGCAACTTTCGTCACCACATAATTCACGATATCGAAGCCCGCATTATTGATTAAAGACTTAGACACTTTCACAAGAACGCCAGCAATGTTGCCTTTAAGCGTAACAGCCTTGAATTTACCGCTCGTAGATTCGAGTTCTTGGAACTCTGCAACGTAATTGCAAGTCGTTTTAGTCGTAGATTCGTCGTCAACGACAAAGACCAAGTCGCCTTTTACGTCGTAGAAGTCGGAGTTCTGAATAATCGGAGCAATGTTCTTGACCGTCTTGATAATACGTGCCGCAATCGTCGAGGGAACAACAACCCCGTTATCACCCTTGCTGAGGTTCACGTCCGAGCGTGTTTCAACGTCGTTGAAGGACGTCGCCCCGGTGCGTAAGAAGTTGGCAAATGCACGTTCTTCAGCCTGTTCTTTTTCCTTTCCCGTTACGTCTGCCTTCTTATCTTCAGGCGTGTTCATCATCGAGCGTTCTTCCTTGGCGAGTTCCAAGGTCTTGTCAATATTGGCAACTTCAGCCCGTAATTCTTCGAATTTTTTCGTTTCTTCTTCGTTCAATGCTCTTGTTTCCGTGTCGGCTACCTTCACCAACTCGTCCATTTGTGCAACCAAGTCATTGCGTTTTTCAATTAATTTCTTAAAATTCATGTTTTTTCTCCTTTGAATACTAAAAAAACGGTTGCAATGGCAACCGCTACTTCTTGAGTTTTTCAATTACTTCATGAAAGGCTTCGTTTTTCGGCGTTTCGTCAGCTTCCCGTTTTTCGATATCGTACTGAACGACACCAAGTGCCGAGTCATTCGCGCGGCATTCGGTCAATTCTTCACCGTCGTCGGCTCTGACTGCAATAGAAGTTGCGATATACGCGGGATTTACGCTTAATATACTAACTTCGCTTACGTCGATAGCCTTGAGCGTTCGGATTTCAGGCTCATTGTCTGCCTTCGTCCATTCGTCTTTGAGTTTGCGGAATCCAAACGACCACCCTTTTAGCTGTCGTTCTTCAGCAAGTTTGACGACTTCCGTATCCGTTACCGTCGCTTTGGCGTATAAACCGATGTTGTCTTCACGTAATTCGAGCGACCCGTCTTTCTGGTCTCCAAGCTTTCGCCCGTGATTAAAACGTAATTCTACATTGTCATTCCGTTGTAATGCGGAATTGAACGCTCCCGTGGCTACTCTTTCAAGGAATTGCCCGCGAACGTCCCTAATCGGCTTACTCAAGCGTTCCGTAACATTCACATACCCTTCAATGTTAACCGCTCCGTTGCGTACTTCAATCTTCATTGTTTTCACCCCCTTTCTGCGGCTTTAAGTCGTTTAAGTCGCTCAATATACCCGTGTTCGGCGTGTATACTTTCTTATCTTTGGGGTAGTAGAACACGTTCGCGAGGTTCATTGATACGAAGTCGATACCCATAGGCGATAAATCTTCACGCTGTCGAATCTCATCGGCACTAATCCAGTTACTGTCGAGAGCGGTCTTATACGCGTTGAAGCGGGTCAGCATGTCCGCTTTTTGCAAGTCGTTCATATCCAAACTGAAATAATACGTGCCTTTTTCATCTTCAAGTAGCAACGCCCTGTTAATTGACTCCGTAAAGCAGTTAACAATCGGCATAACAGTCGTCTTGATAAAGATATTGAATGCCTTTTCATTGGTGAAGGTATCAGCCGTAAAGCCGAATAACTTATACACCAAGTCGGCATTGGTCTGTTTCGACTCATTCAGCTGATTTTCTACTGCGGTACTGTCTGCCGATTCGAACGTAATACCCTTATTCAAGACGATAACGTCACTCTGTCCAAGCTTGGAAGTCATGTATCGCCACGCCCGTTTCAGTGCTTCCAGAGCCTTAACCGTCAGCCGTCCTTCTGACTTCAAAAAGCCTTTGCGAACTCCCTTACTGATGACTCCGTTCTCATACACCAAGGCATTGTACATGCTTGATATTTGCATACTGTTGTCGTCAAGAAGTCCGCGGCCTCGTACACCGTCGGTTGAGTTTCGCACCGCCCTTACAAGGTTGAAGTCGTCGTATCGCTGTCCGTCGATTAAGTACGATACTTGCCGATTGATGAGTCTGCCATTATCAATAACCGCTACTCTGTAATTCGGCACGTACTGCAAAGACTCCGCTTTATTGCCGTTCTTTCCGATATAACAATAACAAGAGCCCTCCATGATTAAGTCATTCAACATGGATTGCTTGGTTTCGAACGCTCCGAGAACTGCATTCGTTTCTACGTTCAGTAGTTTAATGCGAGGGTCGTCGGATACTTCGGTGATCTGTTTTCCTTCTCGCTTATAAAGCTTAACAGGAATACCCGCGATTATGCCACTGATTAAGAACAAAGCACTCGCGACAGCGGGAACGGATAACGCTTGTTGCCGCGTCACCCTCGTATTCTGGTCATACGACGGCAAACTCAAGTCTATATCTTCAGCCGTGTCAATAAATGCGTTATCTTCAGCTCTTTGTTCTACTCCGAAGAAGTTTTTTACTATATTCAAAGGATTTCACCCCCTTTCGTTAAATTTGTACTACCCAATCGAGCGTATTATTCAGCATGTAATTCTGGTGAAGTAGGTACATGGCGTTTATTCCCGCCACAACCATATCTACTTTGCCGCGGGATTTCTTCTTGTTGACGTACCTATTCATGTTCGTATCGTACACACAACGGGAATTTTCGAAGTTGATTTCTAGCAACTTGTTATGCTTGTCATATTTAAGATTGCCTTCGGCGATTAATTCGGCAAGCCACTTTGTGGCCGGGTGCAGTACGCTTGAGTGCTGTTTGATTTCAACCAGTGTATACCCCACTTCTTCAAGCTTTTGAGCCGTTGACAAGGCGTTGTATCTGTCGTAGCCGATTCCCATAACCGTTACTCCGTACCTCTGTTCAATCTCCAGTATGCAGCGTTCAATTGCTCCGTAGTCTACGGTACGGTTGCCGCACGGGATACAGAACCCCGCATTAATGAAGTCGCGATACGGAATGCGTTCGAGCTTTGATTTCTCATCCGTTCTGTCTTCAGGAATGAAAGCGACTGAATCCATATAGACTTTGCCTTCGTCTTCGTCGTAAGCGACCATGGCAACGGCACAGTTATCGGTTGTCATTGCAAGGTCAACACCCAAGAACACTTCACGCCCGTTCCAATCAATCCCGTCAACCGCTCCTTTTTGTAAGTCAGCGATATTGACGTATGACTCTGACCCTGCTCCACTGTAGATGATATTACAGTGCTTCGTGATGAAGTTTTCTCGCTTGCTTTCTATCTCTATAGCTACTTGCCGCTTCGCCTTTAAGTCGTCCATGATTTCAGGGACTTCCAACGCTAACGGGTTCGCCTGTTCAAGCACCTCATCGTTCGTCGCCCACCCCTTCGTATCGTCAGGCTCGTAAAGTAAGGCGAAAACCTTGTCATCATCAACAGCACCATTTAATACACGCTTTGAGTAATCGACTTCGTCTTCAAACGGGTTGTTCAGCGTCGGATACTTGGTTGAGATAATAAAGCCGAGTTTATTCAAGATAGTCAACTGACCGCTTCGCATGGCTTCAATCGCGTATGTGTTCGGCAACGCTCCCGTTTCGTCCACCAAGAACACGCTAGGAAGCTTGCCGTCCAGTCTACCCGTTGAATAATTGAGCGGTGTGTATCGGTTCTCCGTGATATTACAGTGAATATAATCCCGGAGTATTTTGAACTTTTCCTTGCCGTTCATCTTGCCGAGCATAGCCGGACTTGACCGCAATATCTCTTCTATGGCTGTCTTGATTTCCCGTGACAGACTGCCGTCAGGGGCAACAGAATAGAATTTTGAGAACTTGGGTTCAATAAAAAAGAGCAAAATAAAAAGAACGGCGATAATGAAGGTTTTCCCGTTCTTTCGGCATATCTCCAGTATGGCGTTCTCGTATCTTCGCTTCTCCGTGTTTTCTCTTTCAACTGTACATAAGATTGCAACAATAAAAAACCATTGAAAGCCAGCCAATGAATCATGCACCGTGCGGTTAGCCTTTAACCCCTTCGGCATTATCATCAGCTTGAGCAATTCGCCAATCGTTCGTACTTTGTTCTCGTCGATTTTATACGTCTTGTCCTTGTCGTTCGCAATCTTCAAGAACTCTTTTACCTGTATTTTGACATATTTCGGTGCGTTAACTCGTCCTTCTGCAACTTCCATTGCGTATACGTATGCCGGGTGCTTCTTATTCATTCGCTTCACCCTTCAGTACATTCATTAACGGATCCGTTTCTTCTTTCTTTTTATTCGCTATCAACGCACCCATTTTTGCCCTGCTCTGCGGTGATAAGCATAACGCGTCGCACAACTTCAAGTACGTCCGCGTGAGCCGCTCCATGTTCTGCGTGAACATGCCGTCAAGAGCAAGCGACGGATTATCCGCAACCGTCTTATTTAAATTGTTCAGCATGTCAATAACAACGCTCGCTTGTGTAATCGTCACTGTGTCGAGCGTACTCAATACGTTCGCCTTGCGTAACACTTCTGTAATGAAGTTAAAGACTTCAAGCTGTGCTTCATTCAGACAAGACGGTGCGACGATTTCCGCATTGTCAGTAAACGCGTTCTCTACCGCAAGGCGTGTCGCTTTCTCTTCCTTGGTTAAGTGTTTCTTCGTTACTTTAGCACTCGTTGCCCGTGGCATTTTAGTCACCGTCCTTTTTGCGTGCGTGAGATTCTAGGGAAAATTGTATAAAATGAGGTGAGCAGTACGGTCTTGGGCTTTTCCCTATTTTTTCTTTTCTATCCCTAGGGGGGATACCGCCAGCGCCTTTAGGGTACCGGGACTATACTCCCCGTGGTCTGCCATATAGTGGTGCCGCTTACATAGTGTTATAAGGTTATTCAACGTCGTCCGCTTACTCCATGCTTTGTGTAACGGTTCTATGTGGTGAACGTCGAGCGTCTGCCCTACACTTATATATCCGTCCTCTTCTAAACACAGCCTACATAAATGCTTATCTCTCTCAAGGGCTTCGGCTCTTGCTTGTTGCCATTCTCTACTACTTCTGAACTTTCGTTCCTTCCTTCGGCTGTCCGATTCGTTCCCTCGTTCTCTTCTATAGTCTCGCTTGGGCTTATTCGGACAGTCCCCCTTGTGTATCCCCCCACAGTAGGGGCATGCCCTAAGCATGGGGCTTGCCGTATTTGGAAGTATTCATAATATGAGTGGCTGCGACGTAGTCCTTGCACCGTCCTGTCCCGCCTATCTTGATTCTATTAGCAGAGCATATCCAGTTATGATTATTAAGACAGCCAGTATTGTAACAACGGACTTGCGTCTTTTTCTCTATCATGAATACTCCTTGCACGGCAAAGGGCGACCCCGCTAAGAGTCGCCCCGTCTGTAAATAAAACTACTACAATAATAATGTGGCACTGTGCTTTTCGCACTTCTTACATATACATTATACCGCATGTACACTGTATCATTCAGTATCACCATGTACCATTTTGTATCCTCTTCTATATAATTCGTTGAAGTGTAGCAAGGCTCGCTTATGTATTCTAAACGTCTGGCCGTGTGACATATTCAGCCCGTCTTCAACCGCGTTCCACCCCTTACAGTATACATACCGTAACTGTAATACTCGTCTCTCATACACGTCGAATAATGAATTAATTAATTGCTCAGCCCTTTCCCGCTCGTCAATTAATTTATCCCACTCCGTAGAAGTCTTACTTATTAACTCATCAAGTCGGATAATCTTGTCGCTTATATCTGATGAACTTGTTCCGCTTATCTTGTCTTTCGAGTAGTCGATAGCTTGCAATGTACATATGTCTTTACGCAGCTGCTCAATACGATCTTCTTTTATTCTCAGTCTGACGTTTAAACTTCTCACATACTCAAGATATTCCCGTCCGTTCATTCTTCCTCCCGTTCTTCCTCGTGTCTAGGTCTTCTTCCCGTCACCGCTGTAATATACGCGTCCTCGCCTTCTTGACTTCTACACTCTCTGCATATAGATTCATTGTTGCACTTCTTCACCCGTTGACCGAACTCATCGTACATCCAGTGCCATGCGGACTCCCTGAACAGAGGACGGCCGCAAAATGCACACCGTGACACGGATTCACGGGGCTTATTATTCTTCTCCGCTGTCTTGCCAAGAATGACTATCCGCGGTGCTTGGTAGTGTCGTCGTTTATTTCGTCGTGCCATTATTTCGCCCCTTCCTCGCCTTCCGTCTTAGCCGCTGTAGTTCATCATAGTCAATCCAGCCTGTACTGCTGTATTTGTTCGACTTTGCTATCCATTTAAGCCTGTATTCAGGATAGTGGTATACGAACAGTTTCCGCTTTAATTTCGCCGTTTCTGTCGCATATCCTTTTACGTCTATAACTACGTTTATTTTTTCTTCTTCGCTAAAGTATTCAAAGTCGGCGATATAAAAAACCTCTTTGTACTGCTTTCCGTGCCGTTCCGCTTTTCCCTGTAGCATATATGAGGGATGGCATTGTAGATAATGTATTTTCCCGTCCTTTTCAAGGTTTTTAAGGTATTCGTAATATTCGCCTTCTATCTGACTATCAAACGTAATGCCGTCAATTACTACCTTCTTACTTCGTATCATCGATTGCTCCGTTCTGCGTATATCATAATCAGAATCATACCAGTTACTAAGAACATTGCCGACTTACACACATAACCGATTAACTCAAGTCCGTTCATGCTTATCTCCTTCTTTAGATATTTTGGTTAGCGTTCCATCTTTATTTATTACTAATATATCCTCTTCCATTAGGCTGAAACTTGTTCCGCTATCACTATCAGAAATTTCTATGATTGAACGAGGTGATACATAGCAATAATACTTATATCTATCATAACCGCACTTACGATTCGCTTCGTCTAAGAAACTCATTATAGTACTAAAATAGCCGTCAAATGTGGCGAACCTTATTCTCTTATCATTAGGCTTGACTTCGACGTAGGACTCTTTTATATCTTTCTGACTTATATAAGTTAACGTTCCCTCTTCATCTACGCTTATATAATCCCCATAGTGAACTCCAATCAACGAGTATGCTCCGCTCTCCGGCAAGAATGTGAGGATTTTTAAAAAGGGTTTATTGTTAAGGGTGCAAAACTCCCACCCATAATCTCTACCATGACATTTATTATTTTCTTTTAAACATTCTTCGATTTCTCTATTATTGTCATAAAATCTTAGAGCAACTATTTTAACCGGGTTACGCACAAAAGTTTGTTTCATTTTAATACCCCCTGTTCATATTTATTCAGTCCACAATCATCCTGTCCGTTAATCGGGTTCCGTAGATTCGTCTCGGTTAATCCGAACTCTTTCATCATCTCTTCAACGAGTTCCAAAATTTCGTCGCGTTCGTTTTTATTGTCCATTTTTGCTTGCTCCTTTTTCTTCGTATTTTGACCTCTAACGAGTTTTAGAACTTTGTACTATTAATTTATCGTCCGCCGTCTTAAAACTCGCTAGATGTGCAAAATTTTTAATTTATTCGATATTAGAAGGGAATTTCCTCATCAACTTCTGTGCCTAACCCATTAAATCCTGAATTATTCCCGTCTTTCTTCTTATACGGAAATATTGCCGTCCCCGCTCCTGTAGCGACTACATTCGATGAGTAGCGGGTTTCTCCGTTCTTCTCGTACTTCGTTGTTGAGAATCGTCCGACTACCCAGACCCTTGTACCCTTAGTCCAGTCGTTCATGCCTTCTGCCAATGCGTCGAAAGCGACAAACGGAACGAAGTCCGCTACGTCTTTCCACTCGTCGCCGTCTTTAATCCGTCTGTTGCACGCTACCGTTCCCCTTGCTACCGACATTCCGTTTTTGCTAAACGATATTTCAATATCTCTTGCGAGGTTTCCCTCAAGCTGTACGTTATTCATGTTGTTTCTCCTTAATAAAAATCTACAAAATCGTAAGCCATATCTAGTAGCCTTATACCTTTCCGTAAGTGTTCTTCAATCATTCTTTGTTCGGGGTTGTCTAAACCACAATCTTTGATTCGGCCTAGTGCGTATTTCATTGCTTCGATACTCTCATCGATACTTTCCGCTACGTCGTTTAAGGCTTCTTTATTCATCATCTTGTTCTCCTTTTCGCATGTTTTCCATTTCTTCTTTTAACTCACTGATAGAGTACCTAACGGCATCGGTCATTAAATAATTGATGTTACGATATTCGGGGTATTTATTTTCCCAGTTAAGATAGGCTTCGGTGAGTATCTTATCAAGTTCCCTTAGGTGCTTACTTTTAACATTTGTTAGGTACTTATCGTCATCGAACCCGTCATCAACAGCTAGTTGTGCTAAATCCTCTAACACTGATTCTGAGTCTATTCGAGGGGCAAAGTATTCTGTCTTTCCTACGAACAGGTGTGTAAATTCATATTCGGAATATTCATACTCTTTCATAGCGTCGAGGATAGCTTCTCTTTCGGAGTCATATAAGCCGTAAACATTTCCGTCTAAGCAGTTATACATTTCTCCGTCTGATTCGATTAAATTACTAAAACTAAATACGTACTCTTTCATTGTTTTATCCCCCATATGCTTCCGACCATTTCTTACTTGCCTCCTCACTAGTCATCATTGTCATTAATTTATACGCTTCCATTAAGGCAATCTCTGCGTTGGCGGCTGCTTTCATCGTGGACTCACTTATCCTATTACGTTGTACATCGTAGTCATCTTTGCCGAACCATTTACCCCACATATCTGACTCTTTAAGAGATTCTCTTGCCGCTCTTAAGCATTTTATTAACATGAGTGTTTCCCTTTCTCTATTTTCGCTATTCATCTTTTCCTCCAACCTGTTCCATTTCGGAACTAGTTCAGTTCATTCATAAATTGAATTAACTCAACCGCTTCACAAGGTTCCCCGTTAACTGCGTTAACTGCTTCAGCTTCTCGTTATTCGGGCTTATGCCAAGTACCGCGTTATCTCGGTTGTCCTTCTGCCGTTCGGCTGCCAGTTGATACGCCCGTCTGAACTGTGCTCGCAGTGTGTTCATCCCGTCGTTCGTAGTCATGCAGATATCTTGCCAACCGATATTATTAACAGCTGTTGTTATGGCTTCATGGCTGAATTTCGGCTTACCATAATACCCAACCGACCGTATCGCCTTAACGACTTCGCCCCATGCTTCAGACTCGTCGGGTGCAGCCGTGCCGCTTATCGTGCCTTTAATGCCGTAAGCCGTTTCGCGTATTTCAGCTATCGACGGCAAGAATTTGTTCGTCATAATCAGCTTTTTTACTGCCACTTCTAAGATTTGAGGCGGTATATCCGATAACATCATGACGTAGAACTGTAACCTGTCTTTTTCTAATGCACCCTTAAAAGCCAATTGAAGCGGTGCTATTGCTTTCGTCGTGCTTACTTTGTCCATTTTGTCGCTCCTCTTCTTCGTATTCTGCAATTAATTCATTCACAACGTTTATTGCTTCTTGCCGTTCTTGCTCTGCCCGGCTTGTAGGTGATCGCCTATTGTTCCGTACTTCGGGTTGATTAAGGTATCCCTCAAACTTCGTGCCGAACAGCGTTTCAGGTCTCAAATATTGAGCCATATCCGTTCCTTGCCATTCTTTGGCTTTCTTGCTTATGACCGTCTTAAAGTCTTCCAAGGTAAAGCCTTCTGCAAGCCGTGCGGCAATTAGCCTACGGGTCTTGTCTGTTGAAGCCTTGTACTTACTCCCAGTAGTTGAGTTGAGGAAGGATATAATGTTTTCCGTATCTCTATCTCTGTCTTTATCTCTATCTTTATTTCTGTCTTTATCTTTATCTCTAACTCTATCTATATCTCTATCTCTGGTGGACATTTGTCGGACATTTGTCGGACATTTGTCCACAATACCTCTTCTATTGGCTCTCTTACTGTCTCCGTCGCTACTACCGTTGCCGATAAAGTTCTGAATATCGAGCATATATATTGCCCCGTTGTCGAGAACTTCGATTAACCCTAAGTCTTTAAAAACCGTCAATGCCTGTTTAACTGTTCCGACTTGATGACCTGTAATAGTGGCAAGCATTTCAGCGTTATACGGTATTCGGTCATTGAGCATTAAGCACCCGTTGTTTTTTAGTGACCGCAAGTACAGCTTGAGTAAGATATTGCCGTATAGGTAGCCGTCTTTCATTGACTCCATTACCTTCATTTCATCGGAGTCGAAAAAGCTATCTTTGAGCCGTATGTAGTAATATTTCTTGTTGTCACTCAGTAGGCTCGCCCCCTTTTAATCTGTCGATATACGACTGAAAAAACGCCCTGTATTCCCTTGCCTTTACGCCGTGTGCCTTCGTGTTGTGACACTCTCTACATAAACACACGAGATTATCAAGCGTGCTTTTGCCGCCTTGGCTGCGAAATACGATATGGTGAGCATCCCACCCGTATTTGCCGCATATCACGCAACAATTTCCATCTCGCTCAATCGCTTGCCACTTCGTCTTGCGAAATAGTTCCCTATCTTGCTTTGTATTCTTGTTCATGTCGTTAACGCCCTTTCCACGCTCCAACCTCGGCGAAGTCGGTAAAGTAGGGTATTTGCCTTAATCCCTATAACATCTGCCCACTGTTGCAAGGTTGCCCGCTTCCCGCGGAACGTAATCATGTGATTGTTCCTCTTGTTATTCGCTTGCGTCTTCCAGTTGACCCATCGGCAATTGCTCGGCGTGTAATCCCCGTCCGTGTTAATACGGTCGATTGTAAGCGTTTCGCTGTATCCGTTCGATATCGCCCAGTCGTAAAACTTCATGAAGTCGTTCCATTCGTCGCATACCCGTATGCCCCTTGCTCCGTAAAGCTTGTAATCAGGGTTGTTACGGCGGTTGCAACGGGCCTTTATCCCGCTCCATATGTTATACAGTCGTGTATGTCGGTGTCCGTGTTCTCTATACGTTCCGTACTGATTGACTATCATTTGTTTGCCCCCAGTCGTTAAGTAGTGATTGCATGTATTCAGGCGGTTCGAGCCGTATACCCAGTTGGCTGCACTCATCAGCCAAGCAGTCAATTAATCGCGTCATCTCTGTGGTGTCGTAAGTGCTTGACCCGTGATAAGCTGCCAATACTCTGTACCCTTTCGACTTCCTCGCTTCTCCAAGGTCTTCGGTCAACCACCCAATACCATGAGCCGCCCATATTGCCTTGAATCGCTCAACCGCTTCCGCTTTAACGGGTATCGGCGTAAAATGTCCGCAGTCCTTTATTGCTTTGCGGTACACGTCCTCGCGGCTTGAATACTGCCCGTCACGGCTTAAATGCTCCGCGATTCTTTGGCACAAGACCCAACAAAAAGCATTGGCATTTAGGCTTCTTTTTTTGCATGCTTTCTTTATCTCAACTGTATATTCTTGCGATTCGTCTATCTGTGATAATTCGTTGTCTTTCGGAGACGGAATGAATAACCCGACTCCGAAAGACTTAATTACCTGTATTCCTTTAGCTGTAAACTTCATTGTTTGCCGCCTTCAAGCCACTTTTTAAAGCCCTTATATACGCTTTGTAGTTCTGCAATGGTCAAGGCGTTTAAGTCGTCCTTTTTCGTTGTTTGCTTCAAGAAGTCAGTGAAGGCTTCGGCTGCGTTATTCTTCTTCACGAGTTCAACGATTGCCGCAATGCCCTTTTGTCGGCGGTCATCTGTCGGTTGCGGGCGATCCGTTTTCGTTCCGTTCAGGCGATACCGTTCTTTGCCCTTATCGTCGAAAATCACGAGCCGGGTAAACGCTTGCTTCTCTCTGTCATACCGGATATCAGTTACATGGAAGCGGTCGTACTTGCTGACCTTCCCAGATATCCAAATAAACGGAGCGTCATACAATTCACGACCTATACCCCACGCAAACCCCGCCCGCTTAAATGCGTCAGACGCTTGCCCCTTCTCCGCTTCGGCATTGCTTTCCGTCCCTACGTCTTGTTTGCTTACCCACTGAGATTTTTTGCTGTCCCACACCGATATAGTGCAGAACAAATTGCCGTTTATCACCTCGTGGTGTCGTTGCCAATTCATTGACCCGTACACCTCGTCGAGGATACGCATATCAACCCTTGCAGTCTTATACAGTAAAAGGACTGCTCCTTCATTCGTTATCTTCTTTATGCGGCACTCAACATCATTAGCCGTCAATAACGGTATTTCTTTCATCTTCTTCACCGCCTTATTTAATTGTCATGTTCTGCCGTTCTATTAACTCCGCACCGCTCACGGTTTCGCCGTTCTTCAACGCCTTGCTTATTCCCGTCTTGTCAACCTTCGGCGGTTGCGGGATTAAGAACGTCGGCGGGATTGCCTTCTCGTCCAAGACGTTGACAGCTGTCGATTTACGCCAACTGATTGCGAAGTCCGTGCCGGTCACTTTTTCGCCGTTCAGCACGTCGGCAAGGTATTTGCTCAATTGTTCAGCCTTGCGTTTTGCCGCGTCCTTACGGGCTTTGAAGACTTTTTCTTCCGCGTCCAGTGCTACAGCGTCTGATTTCAAATTCTTAATCCATAAAGCTATGTTGCGGATTTTTTCGCTCCGTTCAAGCTCCAATGCTTCCAATGCGGCTACGTCGATTACTTCGCCTGTTTCGGCGTTAACCGTCGTGCCGTCTTCTACCGTAATGCAGTTAAGTAATTCCTGATTAATGTTATAAAGCGTTGCCATTTTCTTTTTCCTCCTCGTATTCTTCTTCAAGTTCTTCAAGAACCTTGCCAAGTTCGCCGACATGGTTAAACAGGTCTTCAAATCCGTACTCTGCGTTGTTAAGGTGCTTGCGGTAACGGAATGCTTCCGTTTCGTTCTTGTAAGCACCGTCTACAAGCGTTCTACCGCCCGAAGCGACACATAAAGCCTTTTCAGCTATTGCCTGTATGGCTTTATATAACCGTTCTTCACGTGCTTTATATTCTTTTCCAGTCATGTTATAATCTCCTTGAGTTGTTTTTAGTTTGAGTCGTGATGGTTGCCGCCGTCACGGCTCTTTTTTTGTTTACAGTGCTGCGGCGAAAATAATCATGCCGCCGATATACAGCCATATGGCTGCGGTTTCTTTCCATTCGCTTACCTCGCTTTCTTCTTCTAAACGGATCGCCTTTCCTTTTGTCAGACCATGGCGGCTGTTGACCCATGCGGGCGGTGCGGTAAGTACCGCTTGTTTTCTCATCGTTTACGCTCCTTTTAAGAATTTGTTAACAAAATACACTTGCCCTTTACCTGTGACTTTCACCGTCTTACTAATAGAAACATGCCCGTCACTATGCGTGATTGCCGTTTCCTTAATGTTGAATAACTGCATTTCCATGCTTCTTTGAGTCGGCATGTTGTAATCTGTACCCTTGCGGCAAATCAGATATCCATTCTCACGCAGCCAGTTAAATAATCGGTTCTGTCCGATATCGATTCCGTTCTGATTAAGCAACTTTGCCAACTCACCAACCAAGATACTGCCGTGACTTGCGGCGACTGAATCCGCAAATAAGACTTTCGGCTTATCCGCTTCAATCTGTGCTTCTGCCGTTTTTCGTGCTTCTTGTTCAGTCTTGAGTTCTGTTGCTAATCTGATGAGAAAATCCGGTGATGTTAACGCCTGTTCCAGTGTTTCACCAGTCATATACGCTCCGTGCTTACGAATTGTCGGGATTACTTCGTGAGTTATCCAGCGTTTGAACGCTTTCGCTGAAGGTTTTCGACTTGAAAGCACTAGGCTGTATAAGCCGTATTCGTTAACAATCCCTTTTTCAGGGTTCCCCGGAGTACCGTCATTTAAAATGACACTATTCTTTTCATCACTGTCCAACCTTGCTAATGCTTGCCGTGAATTATTAATGTCTAAGCACTCGCAAACATCCTTTGCTACAAACCAAGGAGATCCGCTAATCACCATTGTCCGGACTCGCCCGAACTCCGTGTTGTTAAAAACTTGTAATTGGTTCATCCTCTACGCTCCTCTCTAAATTCACTGCTGAACATTGTGTCCCGTGCGTTTGTCGCTTTCTACGACCAACACTTCATTGTCGTTCCCATAAAGGATATTTACGGCGACTTCAATTACCCTCTCAGGACTAAAATTAATAAATTCAACTTCCTGATTCATTCATTTTCCCTTTCTTCTTTAATCACTTTAAGTGAACTAGGTGTTAAAAAAAATATGCCCTACTGAGGTCTTGTAATATTGTGCAAGTGCTAGCTTCACTTCATCTCTAGGCACTCTGTCCCCAGCTTCGTACATAGCAATAGCCGATACTGATATGCCTACAGCATTGGCGACCTCTTGTTGGGTCTTTTGCTTTTTTTGCCGCAACTCTATAAGTTTTTTGGCAATAACTTTTTTATCGAACATTTTCGTTTGTCACCTCCTGTTCACATAAAGTGTACAACACATACACAAACTTGTCAACACTTTGTGTGAATATTTTTATTGATGTTCTTCACGTAAAGTGATAAAATGCTTTTAAAAGGAGCGTGTCATTATGGATTTTGCCAAGCGGTTAAAAGAATTACGAGTGTCTCGCGGATTGACTCAAGACGACCTTGCCCGCGAATTAAAGCTTGTAAAAAGTTCAATTAGTATGTACGAGAACGGAAAAAGAAAACCTAGCTTTGAGGTTCTCGAAGCAATTGCCGATTACTTCAACGTGAATATGGATACGCTGTATAGTTCAGCTCCCGTGTTCGTTCCCTCGCTGAAGCGTGTGCCTATGCTAGGATATGCGGCGGCTGGTCAGCCACTTGAAAACCTAGACGGGCAAGATACGTATTATGTGGAAACCGATTCACGATATGCGGTTGACTTCTGTATTACCGTCCGCGGTGACTCGATGATAAACGCGGGCATTAATGACGGCGACATCGTCTTTGTTAAGGCTCAACCTGAAGTACCGAATGGCAAAATAGCTTGCGTCGAAATTGATAACGAACGGGTATGTATTAAGCGGTTCTACAAGACAGATACAGGGGTTATGCTAGTATCCGAAAACCCGAAGTATGCACCGCTTCAATTCAGCGAGTCGAATTGTACGGATTTTAAAGTTTTGGGATTAGCGGTGTTAAAGCAAAGCGAAATAAACTAAAAAAAAGACCCCGCCTGTGCGGGGTTTACTTATACGGAGAATGACATGAAGAATAAACGAGTCGCATTATACATTCGCGTAAGCACTGAAGAGCAAGCACGGCAGGGCTTATCTCTTGACGCACAACTTACAGACCTCAGAAGCTACGCTGATAAGCACAAATACAATATAGTCGGCGTTTATACCGACGACGGAGCGTCAGCACGGAAGAAGCCGTTTTCCCGTCGTGCCTTCAAGCAATTAATTGAGGATATTCGACAGAATAAAATTGACCGTGTTCTCTTCATTAAGCTCGACCGTTGGTTCAGGTCAGTAAAAGATTATTACAAGGCTCAAGAGATTCTGGATACGCACAAAGTAGATTGGGAGACCACTCAAGAAGACTATAATACGACCACAACGAACGGTCGGCTTATGCTGAACATTAAACTCTCAATCGCACAGAACGAGTCAGACATGACAAGCGACCGCATTCATTTTGTGTTCGCTCAGAAGCGGGCAAGGCACGAAATATGCAGTGGCAAGATACCGTTCGGCTATAGTGTTCAAGACAAGAAACTCGTACCGAATGAGAACGCCAAGTATGTGCAGCCGCTTTTTGAGCATTTCGTTAAAACCCAGAATCTCACCGAAGCGGCTCGTTGGATGTGCAGCCACGGGTTCTATTATACGTATGCGAGCATTAGCCACGTATTGAAGAACGAACGGTACATAGGGCGATCCCGCGGCGATGCCAGCTTCTGTCAGCCGCTAGTCACGGAAGAATTATTCTATAAGGCACAGAAAATAATAAAGTCTAAGAAACTAATTAAGCGGACACCGACCGGTCGGATATTCCTGTTCACGGGTCTTATTCGCTGTCCGATGTGCGGTCATCCGTATACCGGTATAGGTTGCGTCGGGAAAAACAACGGCAAGACCTACTATTATTATCAGTGTCCGCAGAGTGTTTCACCCTTCAAGCCCTGTACTCACCGCCGCCGAGTTGCCGAAAAGACGATTGAAGAATCACTTCTTGACTCCTTCGATGAAGCTTATAGGGATTTTCAGTATTCTGTTAAGAAAAAGCAAAAGCCGCAGCCTGTTACGACTGACGTAGAGAAGTTAAAGCGTAAGCTTGCGAGACTAAAAGAGCTGTTCTTGAACGAACTTATCGACTTGGACGAGTATAAAAAGACTCACGCCGAATTATCGGCGGCTATCGCCGAAGTAGAAACGCCGAAGATACAGCCCTCTACTCCGCTTAATTATTATTTCCCTAGTGGCATTCGTCCGTATTATGAGAAGATGACAAGAGAACAGCGACGGCAATTCTGGCAACAGACCGTCGACCGAATCGACCTTGATGAAGACGATAGACCGAGAATTACATTCATTTCATAATTTGAAGTAATAGAATTATCCGTCAGG